TTGATAAGGAACCAAGCATCTTGATCGCTTAGGAAGTTAGTAGCAACAAGCTTCAAATTCATATTTGAAACAACGTTGATGTCATTGTTATTACTTCCAGTCGCATATTTAGTTTCTAGAATCTTTCTTGCCGCAATGTACAAGCTTCTAGGAACAACAAGTGTTTTAGGCTCGATGTTTAGTCTTTTACCTTGGTCATCACGGAAATCCATGATGTCGATGAAAGCATTTTCAAGAGAAGTTTGTGTTAAATCAGCTGCATTGGTCGGAGTATTTTGACCAGTACCACCACCAACTAGAGTATGGTTAGTGACGCATAAAGCTGACCCATCTGGTCCAGTGTAGCTACTAGAGAAGGCATTATTCAATACGTTAGTATGAACAATTTCTTCTTGATGAACCATTGAACGAGCTGCCATAGCAGGAATTTGCTTAATGATGTTATATTGATCATCTTCAGCCATTTCACGAGTAATAGTTACACCAAGCCCGTAGGTGTTGTGTAAATATTCCTTTTGATAACCTTGAAAAATATCAGCAAATGAGAATTCATCGCCAGATTCTTTCAAAGCAGCAGTTGGAAGAGAAGTGATACCTTGTTCTTTTTCAAAAGCCTTATCGGACTTTTTGATATTAAAGAACTCTTTATACTTCACTTCGTGTTCTTTGTATTTATGTCCGAATATCTCAGCAATGCCAGGATACAATAACTCGGCCAATCTTGATGTTGCTATTGTCATGATCTAAAAATTTTAAATTAATATGTTTGAATCTTATGAAAAAAGAGGATTTGCCAATTTAACAACAACTCCACTATCAGCCGCTAAATCAATATTACGTCCGCTTTGCGCAGTCTCAAAATCAGAGATTTCAACAACTTGGAACATGCGTCCAGTTCCTACGGCTGTAACTGAAGATCCTTTTAGGCCCATTCCACTTAAACCAGATCTTTGATTTGGAGCTCCAGCTGTAACGCTGAAGAATTTACCGATTAGGCCAGCAGAAGCAGATACATCAATTGATGCAGTAAATCTAGCTCTAGGATCAGTAACAACCTCAACAAATCCAGCAGCGCCAGAAGTTAGGTAAGGTCCATTTGTAGGTTGGGAAAAAGTCAAAGGACGTTTTTCTCCTGAAGAATTGGAGTAAGCGGCAATAACAACTCCTAATAGAGTTGCTGATGAAGCAGTTACTCTTTCCGCTAAACCAGTATTGCCTTCCATCTTAACGGCATCGTTAAGATAATAAGCATTGTTCGCAGTAGCCACTACCTTAAAAGTCCTGATAGCATATGGCGCACCTTGAGATTTGGCTAAAGAAAAGCCTTTTCTAGTGAATGGCATTTTTATTTATTTATTTAAGTTAAGATTAATCTTCTCCAGTATTAGGATTGATTGAAAAAACATTTCTTGCTCCGCGAGGATCCGATTTAGATAAAAGTCTTTTTACTTCTTCTTTCGAAAAAGCTCTTTCCGATCTATCCGCTGTTTCTTGCCTGTAATACTCATCTCTTGCGAGAGCTTTTTCTTCAGGAAGAACCATGGCCACTAACTCATTTCTCTTAAGAATAGTTGTTTCACCATGAGCGTCAGTAACGCGCTGTTCGTAGTCTGAGTTAGCAAGTTCAGGAAATTTAGTTTTATCTAAAATTTCCCATCCTTCAGCCTTTTTTTTAGAAATATTTTCAGGCGAATCCTCGCACCATCTCATTCTAAAACCTTCCGGTTTTATAGGATTTCCTAATCTACTTGCCGGTTTCCAACTTACTGGTTTCACCGCTTTAGATTCGGGATTTAATCTTTTTATAGACGTGTTTGTTTTCATATGACCTAAAAATTATTTTTTAAAATGAGACATGCTAATCGGACCGGAACTGCTAAACTTTTTCATACGGGCATAAGATTTTTCATCTATACCAAGTTTAGAAGCATATGTGCGCTCTAAATCACTTAAAGCGTTAGTTTGAGATATTGACGAACCACCTATTGTAGTATTGCTTGACAATACTGGGGGGTGTCTAAGAGAGTTATCTTTTTGAGGAGATTGCTGTAAACCCATGATCTTATCTACTTCCGTCATAACGGAAGCTAAGGCTGGTCTTTTGCCGGTTTGGCGAATAAATTTGTTAGAAACTGCTGCGGCTATATCAATTGCATCGTTCATACGACTGTCGCCTTCTTGCAACCAGGGGCGCAAAAGCGTTCCATCTGGCGCTTTCTCTGATACGATTCTATTCGCATCCGCAACTTCTTGGGGGCTATAATCCTGAGCTTTTATAGCCTGAGACTTCAAATTATTTTGAAGTTGTTGTTGTTGGAATTGCTGTTGTTGCTGTATTATACTGTTTAACTTTTGCTCTGTTTTAAAGTCAACTAATTTTTCATTTATTTGACCAGCTTTCTCGTAATCGTAGTTATTTATCGCCTCGTTATATTGAGATCTAAGCTGCGACAGTATTTCTTCATCATCTTTTTGGATGAATCTATTTTCTATTGAGAATAGTTTTTTTGCTAGGATCTCTTCATTTCTAGCTTTTTCTTCTAATGAATTCGTTAGTCTCTGCAATTCATCTTTTAGTAAAGAATTGCTTTCATCAGAAGTTTTTACCTGTTTGTATAGGTAATTAATTTTCTTTTGAACCTGCGGATCATTAACATCAACGAATTCTTTTGGACTTATTTCGTTGGGCTCTTCTACTTCTTTAACTGGAAGTTTTAAGATCTCGCGCGCTGGTTCCTCTTCTATTACCGGAGGTTTATTTGCTTCTTGTCTTATTGAGGCAAATGCGGCGTCAAGTTTTGCTTCGGCATTTACGACTTCTGGATTCTCCGTTGCATTTCCCTGTATTTCTTCTGGCATATTTGCTCCAATTAATGATTATAAAGAACTTCTCCGAGAATATCTTCATCAGAGCAGATATAATATTCTTCTTCAGAGTTGGGGATTTTTAACCAATCGCCAGCAAATCTAGAGAACATTATTCTTTTACCTATTAGGTCCTTTATTGGATCATCGCAAGTAGCGCCTACATCGAGAACAGTCGCGACACAAGGGGCATTTCTTTTAGTATGGTCTGCATTTAAATGCACAATTATTCCACCTTTTGATTTTTCATCAGCCATTTCTCTTTTTAAAAGAACTCTATTAAAAAATGGTTTAAATGGAAGATTGGTAATATCTGGCTTTGTTTTATCTTGGCTCATATTATTATGATTTAAATTAATGTAAAACTCTTGACTAAACAGCTTTTAGAATCCGCGTAACGCATCAATTAAAGCCTGTCCAGTCAAGTTGGTATTTATTCCTTGTGATGCCAAATACTGAGACTCAACAGGAAGTAAATTTCCTTTTCCTTCTAAGATATTTCTTTGCAAAAGATTAGAATAATAATCTCTTGATGATCCACCTATTCCAGCCCCCTGAGATCCTTGCGTTGCAAGCCAAGATCTTTGTTGTTCGTCACTCAATCCACCCATTTCTTGTAAAGAGCCAGGAAGCGCCATTTTTGTTGGTGTATATGGCGCGGCAGCAGCTGCACCCTCTTGTTGATCTTGTGGTTTTGATGGATCATAATAATTAGGAGTTCCGCCCGCTCCACTTGCTAGACCACCAAAAAATCCTTGAGATCCAGAGAATTGTTTTTGTCCAGGAATAGTGTCGGCTACCTTAGACATAAGTTGTCCACTACCAGCATAATAAGCTCCCACTCCAGGAATTCCCCTTGTTGCTTCTCCAACAAAATTTCCAACTTGCGAAAGAGGTTGTCCAACTACTGAACGAGCTGCCCTTTTAAGGGAAAACTTAAATTCAGGAGCGCCAGTTTCAGGATTAATATTTTCAAAACCTGATCCTACCATATGAGACCTATAATCCTCATGTTGGTCAGCCATCACTTTTTTTAACTTTACTAGAAAGTCTGGATGCTGAACAAGAATATCTTTGGGGATTACATAGTCTCCAGGAGTAACGTGAGCCATCATAGCATCTCCGCCGCGTCCTTCTGCCGCCACTTGATTTACTGCTGGATTTTGACTAGGTTGGAATTGAGCTAATTCGTTTTCGTACATAAGTTTATTATTCTGATTGAGGTAGAGGTAAAACTTGATCTAAAAATCCCGTCTCGTTCCCGTAACGATTTGGTGTAAGTGGTCCAGTACTTCCCATTGCCCCTGAATACGCTTCAGCTCCTCCTCCTTGCATACCATCGCCCGCTCCTTGGGCTTGTAATGCTGCAATAATATCTGCATCACTTGGTTCGTAATTGGATTGAGTTGCCATAGCTCCAGTTGATCTTTGTCCATATTGCTGCGTCCTTACTTGATTATTCATATAAAGAAAAGCTATGTGCTTTTTTCTATGCTCTAAAATTATTGGTAGAGTGTCCTTGTATTCATCTTTCGATAATTCTTCGGCAAAAGGACCGTTTAGGAGTTCGTCTATTAATCTAATATGAGTGACGTGATCTTGGTCTGGAAAAACATCAAAAAGAGGCCTATCTTTGGCCGGCATTAGAAAAAACATGTTTTCTTGCGCTTGATCATCAATTTTTTCTGGCTCTGGTGGCGCTGACGGCTCAGGTAGGATGTCTTGGATGTCCTCAATATCCATTGCCTCAAGCATTTTCTTAGAAACCTCGTATAGAGATTTCTGATCTTGTGCCATTATGGGATTTTGAAGAGCGAATTGATAAAGAGTTTGCGCTTTAGCGATTTTTTGCTGCTTAGTAATATTACGAGGGTCAAAAATAGGAATTACACGCAAATCTGCCGCGTAATCTTCGCGATTAATCTCAGTTGTTTGGCGGTTATCAACGAAATATGATTCTTGCTCAAGATATTTACGATTAAGAATGTAAAGTTTCTCTAATTCGCCTTGGAAAGAAACCGCCATTTGCTCCATTACAGATGTTGGCATTTGTAAAGACTGCTCTAACATCGTTGTTATTGTGACTGGCTGGTAAACCTTCTCAACGTCTCCCGTTACCGCATCTGTAACCGATGAAAGAGACCGAGCGTAACTTTCTAATCCCTGCATCAGTGTTACCATTCCGGCATTAGGGCCAGGAAATTGTAATTGAAAAAAAGCGTCCCCGATCCTGTCCCCAAAAGAAGAAATTTTAATAAACTTTCCTTTCTGCATCTCTAGTTCGCCGCCCTTAATATCAGCTTTTTCATCAACAAATCCACTTGCTTCATTTGCAAGTTCGGCTGAATCAATGGCTTGACGTAACATTTTATTACAAGCTGAATTCAACTTTCCAATCAGATGTCCTATGCCTAACCCATAGAATCCATCTGGATTTTCTAAAAACTTATAATGCTCAAAATATTCGATTGGACGCTTGTCTTTTAAAGGCTGCCCTTGAGCATCGACTTCATATCTAATTTGTATGCGGAGAATTTTCTTTGATTGAGCATCAGCCCAAACGATATACGGTTCTTTTATTCCGTCACCATCTAAATCAAGTAAACAATGTTGCTCTAAAATCTTACCATATTCTAGACTATCTGAACCGCTAGGCCTCATACCTTGGAAGTCGTTTTCAGATTCCTGATATTCATCTTCGCTATCCATTTCCCATTTAACGCAAACTTCACTAAAATATTTAGTTTGGTGTAATATTTTAATCTCATTAAGAGTTTTGCGGATAATATGAGTTTTGCGTGGAACGTCGTCTATTTGGACGGGACCAACTTGATATGGAACAACTAGATCAACGGCCCTGACTCGTTCAACAACACTCTGTTTTATAATAGGATTGTAGTACGTCTTCGTGAAATCAGAACCGTTGAGAGCTGTCGCCAAAAACATGGCATTTTTATCTCGCTTGTAATTCTTATTAATTACGCCGAGCTGAAATGACATGTGTTGAGCAATCTTTTCGCAACGCTTCTCTGTTTGCTCATCTGTTCTTCCTATAGGAATACAATCTAGGAATTTGCGGGTAGGGAAAAATGCTTTATAAGCGCGCGCTTGAAATGAATTGCAAGCCTCTGTCATGATAGGAATTCCTTCATCTGAGGAATTGTCCCAAGGTCTATTGAGGGGTAAATCTTGCTGGTTGTAAAGCTGTTTCCAATGAGTATGTTTTGCTAACCAATCGGAACGTGAAGCTATATCGCTTTCAAAATCTGACGTAATAGTTTCGCCAATTTTTTTTAACTCATCTTCATCTAATTTAGTCGCAATATTAAACTGCTCGACGTTAAGACCTTTCGATATTTCTTCAGTGAGATCTATTTTCAATGTACCGCCCCTTTGCTTTAGCTTGCTTATGCAAGAGGAACAGTAATATTATCAACATTATATTTATTTCTTTTTCTTAGAAGAAGTTAGTTTCTTTTTCATAATCTTCTTATCTTTGGAAATATCCACCTTAGAAGATTCCATTTTTTCCATTGATGATTTTTTTGCTGGCTTTTTCATGTTATTTTTTCTTTTTAGTTTTTGATTTTCCGGCCTTTGACAATGCAATAGCAATTGCTTGCTTCTGAGGCTTGCCTGCTTTTATTTCAGTCTTAATGTTAGAAGAAATAGTTTTTTTTGATGATCCTTTTTTAAGTGGCATCTCGATTTGGGAAAGTTAATTAAAAAATTGATTTAACGTCTTCTTGCCCTTGAATAATTTAGCGTTTTTATGTTTCAAGTATTTTTGTTCCAAATTGAAACATTTTTTTAACCATGGCACAATCCCGCCATTATCAGGATCTCCGTAAACATGAAAAGTCAAAGCTTTTGCCTTCTCAAAAAACTGCTGAATCTCTTGAACTTGGGCCATAAATTCGCCTTTAGTCCAGAATGTTCTACTCACTTCTTTTCCGAACTCAGAGGCTTTCAACACTACTTCCATCCATATCGGGCGATCACCTTTCATTAAAGTTAAATCTGGTTTTTCGAGCGCGCAAAGGTCATAGGCAAATAAATGAAATTTCTTAAATCCCAACATATCCAAAACAGCTATTCCTCGAGTTGCAGTTGCTGAACCACCTAAAACCATTTTGTGTCCTTTTGGGATTATCTTCTGCTCTTCAGCTCCAACGTAAGCATGATAACCGTAAACCTCGCAACCTTGCTCAAGTAAAATCTTTGTCACTTCTGGGCTTACCATCGAAGCAACAAACCATTTAATATCTTTGGCTTTTGGATGTTTAACAAAGTCTGCCACGTGCTCTCTTGGATCTAGTAGAACGCAGGCCCAAGGAGTAATTCCTCCATCAAGAAGGATTTCAAGCGCATGTTTAACAGCCACAACTTTAACTCCTTGTTTGTACAAAGGCATTATATCTTCAGCTTTAAGCGAAGGGCCAGCATTTGCAACCACCACCTCTTCTTTATGCGGCTTTAGTATATCTAGCCAATTTGTTATTAAAGCAAGATTGCCAGTGACGTTCTTTATTATCACATCATGATTGACGCAATTCTTAGTTAGAACCTTAAGTTGCTTTAAATCAATTACGCTAGATTGCTCTAAATCAGTAGTGCCAAACTTCCTATTTCCTTTCTTATGCTCCATGAATTCCGCTAAAACGGAATCATCAAAGACATCTCGACCTGCAACATGTTCGGTAAGATTAAAAAATACATCTCCACTGTTAGCTGCGTTAAACTCATCTCTAATCCTATCAAAAATAAAAGAATCGTGCCATTGTGTATGCGTTAAAACTTCGTCAGTTAAATACATATTTTGGAGGCGAGTAATAAACTCTTTTCCACCATTTTTTAAATTGAAAATCATAAATCCGCATTCGGAATGATCCCAATCTTTACGGCCCAAATAGGATGCGACTTTGTCTTTAGGAAGCCACTTATCAAAATCCTCGAAAGTAATTGATTTTTTCACAGCAATATCGGCATCCATCCAAATTAAATAATCACAACCGTCCTCTAGAGCGAATAACATCGCTTGGTACAATGTGAAAACTTTAAATGAAAAACGTACATATTGGAGACGATAATCTTTTTCTGCATTTTTCTCTTTATTCCTTTTTAAGAATTC